AAAAAGCTCGTGACTTAAACAACACCCTTAAGCCAGCAATCAATACCACTGTGCAGGCTTGGTCGCACCTAAATGGTAACACTGATTATGGCAAGGGTTGGGAATCTGTAGCTGAGGATATTCTTGGGCCCGCACTTGAAGGTGAGGGTGGAGAAGAAAATCTTCCCGGTGGTGATGCTGGGGATGACTTGGTTTTTGAAGACTTCGTTTTCCCCTCTGTATCTTCAGAGGGTCTGCCCGAGGAAGTGGCTAATGATGAAGTATTTTTGTCTATGACCGAAGAGTTGGCTTCAAAATACGATATTGATCCCTCAGTCCTACTAGCAATTATGGATTTTGAAACTGGGGGCACTTTCAACCCAGCCCAAAAGAATGCAGCCGGTTCTAGTGCAACAGGACTAATTCAGTTTATGAGTAGCACCGCCAAGAATTTAGGGACAACTGTGGAAGAGTTAGAAAAAATGACTAGGGCTGAACAATTACCTTTTGTTGAAAAATACTTAGATCAGTTTTCTAGTAAAATTAGAGGGAAGGGTGCCAGTGACGTTTACATGGCTGTTCTATTCCCTAAAGCTATAAATAAATCAGATGATTTTGTTTTATTTAGAGAGGGGACTAAGGCTTATTCTCAGAATAAAGGTCTAGACTCTAATGGAGATGGAACTGTGACCAAGGCAGAAGCATCTAGAAAAGTAGTATCTCTGGTAGGAAAACATGAAACTTGAAAATGAGAGTTTAATCAAGAAGTGGGAGGAACTTAGGCTTAAAGCATATAAGCCTACTCCCAATGATGTTTGGACTATTGGTTGGGGGCACACAGAAGGTGTGCGTCCCCACACCACAATTACCAGACAGCAGGCTCAAGAATATTTTGAGTCTGATATTGAGTGGGCAGAGAGAGCTGTTAACCAACTGGTTAAAGTCCCACTCACCCAAAATCAATTTGACGCTTTGGTTTCCTTCGTGTTTAATGTGGGACGTGGGGCTTTCGCCTCCTCCACAATGCTTCGTAAACTTAACAACAAAGATTATGGAGGAGCCGCAAACGAGTTTCCTCGGTGGAACAAGCAAAAAGGCAAAGTTCTCCGGGGGCTGGTTAGGCGTCGGGCCGAAGAAATGGAAGTATTTCTCTCGGATGAAATCTTAGATGTTAAGGAAGAGAAGGGAACTCTGATTGACACCCCCTCTAAAACCAAAGGTGATACTAAATTCTGGACTGCACTGGGGGCCGTTCTGACGGGTGTTGGAGCTGCTTTGGGGGGTGCCCTCCCGGATTTTAATTTTCACCTCTCTGTGGCTCTCTCTGGCGCTGTGGTAGGCATCGGAGTAGCCCTCCTCCTGAAACACATCAAAGAAAAGAGAGAGGGGTAAAGTGAAACACTATTTAGACAGCCTTGACCCCCAAATTAGGAATATGGCAGATGGGGCAGCATTTGCTACAGCAATTGTTGGAGGTTTCTTGGCGGACAATATCAGCGTTATCGCCTTGTCACTGACTGCTGTTTGGACAGTTATTCGTATTTGGGAAACTGATACGATTAGAAAACTTACAGGAAGATCGGAGAAAGACGATGGCTAAAAGGCCCGACTTAACGGACATCACGTCCCTAGATGGGTTTGCCACAACCCACAACGAAAATAACACAGAGATTGAAGAAGCATTTGACAATACTCTGAGTAGAGATGGCTCTAGCCCGAATCAAATGGGGGCTGACCTTGATATGAACTCTAATGATGTTCTTAATGTCAACAGTTTGGCCACTATCTCTCTCAGTGTAAATGGAACTAACTTAGTCTCTTCAACTGTTGTCCCTGCTTGGAGAGGGCCTTGGGCCACTTCTACAGTTTATGGGATTAACAACATTGTTCAAGAAAGCAGTAACTCCTACATCTCTGTAGAAGAGCATACTTCTGGAACTTTTGCTACAGACTTAGCCGCAGGTAAGTGGGAACTCATGGCGGCTAAAGGGGCTGGGGATATTACTTCTAACGAGACTGTGACTGGGGTTTGGACTTTCTCTGCGGACGACGAAGAAGCAATTGTGATTGAGCACCCCTCTAGCACAGCAGCTATCACCTTCAATAAAGGTGCCTCTGGGAGAATTAACCGCATTCGTGGTCAACTTAATACCCTAGACCGTTGGGCATTAGATTTAGGTGATTCTACTGCTGAAAGTGGTTCTGATACTGGCTCTGACTTTACTCTTAAGTCCTTCGATGATGCAGGTGTTCTTAAAGAGGATGCACTTAAGGTTCGTAGAGACAATAGCAACCTAGAGCTTGGTGGGGATATTCAATTCCTTGACACAGCTAATGGGGTTTTCTATCAAGCTGGTTCAGGTGGGTTCATTCGTGACTTAGCTGGATCAGGAACCCCAGAAGGTAATGTAGCTGCTCCGGTAGGTTCTACTTATAGACGCTCTGATGGAGGCGCAGGAACCTCTTTCTACGTTAAAGAGAGTGGATCTGGAAACACAGGATGGGTAGGTAAATAATATGGGTAAAGGCCCTGTTTTAGATGATGTAGGCAATATCCTTAATGGTGCGTCTACTATCAACAGCAATAATGATAAAATTGAAACAGCTTTTGATAACACCCTAAGCCGTGATGGATCAACTCCCAATCAAATGGAAGCTGATCTGGATATGAACTCTAATGATGTTCTTAACGCCAATTCTGTTGAGGCTGATGCTTTGTATGTGGGGGGGATTCAGATCAGCTCTGATAACGCCTTGCTGTCAGCATCTGCCGAGCCATTCTCTGATTGGAATGCTGCTAGTGAGGACAATATTTCCCCCAATGTGGATCAAATTTTTGTCTACAGTGAAAACCAGATTCTCCGTTATGCCCGCTTGCCTTTGGGTTTAAGCTCAACTATTTTGGAGACAGCCCCCCTAACAACTAATAATGGCTCAGTCTATTGGGGTCCATCTGGCGTCACCACGGTTCTCCATTGGGGTGCTGTGGGCGATGGTGTGACCGACGACACGAGCAGTTTGGTTAAGAGTTTAGCAGCGGCAGATACGAATGGTTGGGACATTGAATTTTCGGCAGGAACGTATGAAGTCACCGACAACTTGCCACTCCTGCATGACGTGTGCACTTCGGGAATTGGTAAAATTAACCGGGGGGTTGACACATTTCATCTGAACCCGAAAGTCGGAGAAATTAATACACTTTATGTCAATGCCTCTACCGGCAGCGACGTTAATGATGGTATCTCCCCAGACTATCCTCTTGAAACGATCCAGCGCGCGATGGACATTCTGCAAGCTTATGCACCCCTCACTGGCACATGGCAGGTTGAACTAGCGGCAGGCACTTATGCCCCGTTCGTGATGTCGTCGCTGACCACGCAAGAAGATGCCATTACCATTTATGGACCCGCGCAGCCCTACATGAACGGTATGGCAACGGCGGGTAGTGCTTCGACGATCACGATTGCAGATCCGCCATCACCTTATGACACCGACGACGCAATTAACGGCGCGACGGTCGAGATCATCTCCGGCACCGGACAGGGCCAGAGCCGGACCATCAGCGACTTCGTGGCCTCGACAAATGTGGTCACGGTCTCGTCGGCTTGGTCAACGCAACCGGATACCACCTCGCGATACGTAATCTACACAGAACCTACCGCGATCATTGAACCAGATGGAGATGCGAGTGCGGACGCCATGTCTTTCTCAGATGGTGCGCGAGTAATCGTGGACGATGTGCTGATCCAGGACTTTACGACCGGCAAAGGCGGAGTTGTTCAGCGGGGTCGTCTGACATGGCGCAACGTCCATACCCGCAACACCCGTGAGTCCGTATCGAACATCACCGGGGCCAGTTTCGCTGCATTCGGCGGCATCTGGGACGGCAACAGCATCGCCAACGGCACCGGTTATGCCGGGCTGTACAGCGCAGTCCACAACCTGCAACAGGTTTCTGGCGAGCAGCTACTGATCCGCAACTTCGATAATCGAGCGGTGCTGGTCAACGAGGGCGCGCAGGGTCACATCGACAACCTGATCTTGCAGGACAGTGGCATCGGCCTTGTGCTCAAACGCGGGGCAGGTGCGGTGAACACGTCGGGCGTGGTCCTAGAGCGAAACGCCGTGGGAGTCGAAGCGGGTGCGCCGTGGTTCAACAACAACGTTGTGTTCGGGTCCGGGGCGGATGCAAACACGTTGAAGGTTACGACCTATGGCCCGGCCAGCGAATTGGACAATGCCGAGGATAACAACCTCAAGATGGCCCTGTCGTCCACCGGATCGGCTCCGTTTGGAGTAATTTCCGGCACCACGTCCGAGACTGATCTTGTGACGTTTCCTCAAGTCCGCGACTGGATTATTAGTGGCGGGGAAGATTGGTTTAAGGTCACTATGAATATCCGTCGTTCCACAAACGTCGGAACTTGTCTTATTAAAGCAGTTTTAGACGAGGATGATACCCCACTGACAGACTTTCTTGCCCAATTTACATTGGCAGCAGGGGCGTCCGAGAGCTTCATTGAGATGCAAGGTGTGTGGTTAAGTGCGAGTTCTATGAGGTTTGTAATGAAGGGGCAAGATAATTCTGGAAACTTGTATCTAGCCCAAGGGGGTAACACCACCTCCGTTTTAGATAAACCCAGCACTTTGAGAATTACTTGCACACCGTCTGATAGCGGAGACGATTGTAACCTCCGCCAATATGTCTATCAAACCAGCTTAGTATAAAAAAAACCCCAAGGAGAATTAACTCCAAGGGGTCTTATACTCCCATCCGGGAGAACTTGGCTCACATCCTTAATTGGGTGTGGGCCTTTTTTATTGTCCTAACGAAAGGGAGAGATACAGGGTCACCTCTCTTTCGTAACCTTATTAGTCATGACTACCTCCTATCAAAAGGACGAACCATAAAGTAGACAGATGGGATTAGTGTGACGAACCAAGCCACATGGTCGCCAGGATAGGGGGTGGAACCCCAACCCAAAACAGTATCCCACACAATTAGCTTAGCCCAATAGATAAGAACTAAGCTGGCAAAAGCGGGTCTAATCCAAGAGGTCATACCCCGCTTCTGTTCTGCTATGAGGACAGCTTGTTGTGCCTCAAGTCTTTTAATTGTCTCATCAGCTTCTAATTTAGCTTCTGTAGTTTGTGCCTTTAGTTTAGATTCATAAGCTTCTCGTATTTCAGAGGCTAAAGATTTAAATGCTGTAGTTCCGAAGAAAGAGAGAACCTTACTGAGGATGCTTAACATTAATCTGCACAACTCCTTTCACCCGTTGTTGGGTCGATAGTGCATTGTGCCCCCTCATTTGCTCCCTCTTTCTTTTTCTCCAAAACCGCACCCCTGTTTGCCGAAGCAGAGGGGCGATATGTAGTGCAACCAGAAGCCCCACCTTCATAAGCCCGAAGGTATAAGTCTTTAAACTCTTCGAAGCCAACTTCATCCCCGACGTTACAAGTCTTAGAACAGGCAGAGTCTACAAGCTTACTGAAAGTAGTGAGAACATCAATATGTTCTTTAGCACTAAGCTCATCAGAAGTCTTACCTTCAATACCCCACCTGTCATAAGCATAATCCATCACTGTCCAGTCTGCAATGGAACCATCTTCCATAATAGTTTTACGGGTGTATTCAAGAGAGAATGGAGGCTCAATACCGGAGCTTACATTCCCGGCATAAAGGCTAATAGTGCCAGTAGGAGCAATAGAGAGGAGATGGCTATTCCGTATACCGTAATTAGCAATATCTCTAATGATATTAGTAGGAAGCGTTTTAATGTATTCGCTCTCACAATATTTCTCCGCATCAAAAAGAGGAAAGGGACCTTTCTCTTTAGCCAGTTGAACAGAAGCTTTATATGCCTCATTCCTCAGCATAGACATTAGGTGTTCACAGAAGTAAATCATCTCATGAGAGCCATAAGACATACCCAAAGCTTCTGCTGCGTTAGCCACACCAGTAAGGCCAAGACCCATTCGTCTTTTCCTATGGGCTTCTACTTTCTGATCTGGGAGAGGGTAGATAGTGTTGTCAATGACATTATCCATCATACGAACAACTGGCGCAATGTCTCTCCTAAACCACTCAAAAGTTTCCCACTCAGGATCGTGACTGGGAAAC